TCATGCGGAGGCCTGCGGCGCGTTCGCGGCGGCGGTGTCGTCGACGCGCAGCAGATCCAGGCCAAAGTCGATCCGGCGCGGCGTGCCGTCCGCCATGAGGTAGGCGTGGCGTTCGTCGAGCGCAGTGATGACGAAGTTGCCATAGACCGTGCCCGAACCATCGACCAGTGGCAGCGCCTCGCCGACATCGGCCAGGGCACGCAGATCGTCGATCGAGACGCGGCCATCGGTCAGCTCGGTATAGACCGCGCCCGAGAGGCTGACAGTCTCGTCGCCCGGGCCGACGAACTGCGTCGCGTCGCGGGCGCCGACGCGCGCGGAGCGGGCATGCTGCCAGTCGGTCTTGCGCTGCAGCTCGTCGAACGGAAGCGTGCCGATCTCGAAGAGGAACATGCCGAGGGCCATCAGGTGCATCGGTCAGTCCTCGCCATCGCCAAATCCGCGCCCACGCTTCTCGCGCTCGATCTGCTCGAGTGCCTTGCGCACTTCCTCCGCGATGTCGCTGGCGGCAGCGCCCGAGGCGGCATTGATGGTAATGTTGTACGTCGCGCCGCTACCAAGGGCTGCTATCGAGGACGAACCGGCGGGCGAAATGGCCGACGCCGGTGCTGCAAAGGCTATGGCCCCTGCACCCGCACCAACCGCCAAGGCCTGTGTCATCTGTCCCGAGAGGCTTGCGATCCTGGCCACAGGACCCGACGTATTCGCCGCCAACCCCCGATCGAGCCCCGCCATGACGTGCCCGCCGATCCGCGCGAACACGCGCGATGGAGAATGGATCTCGAGCTTCTTATTCAGGCTGTGCGGCATCAGCTTGCCGATCAGGAACATCGCGGCGCGCAAGCCTGGGATGGACGAGATGATGCCGTTGATGAGGCCCTGCACCAAGAAGCGGCCGATGCTCGACCAGTCGAGTGACCGAAGGTAGTTGATGGCGGGCGTGAAAACCCGGATGAGCAAGCCCAAGGGATTGAAGGCGAGGAACGTAAGCTTCAGCGCCGTGAAGATACCCTGCATGATCTTGGGCCAATTGCCCCAGTTCTCGTAGAGCCAGTACGAGACCGCGGCGAGGGCAGCGATGCCGGCGACTACCGCAGCGGCGATGCCGATGAGCGGGAGCAAGCCGATGCCCAGGGCCGTAGCAGCCGCGCCGAGCACGGCGATGGGCGCGACGATCGCAGCAAGAACAAGGCTGCCTGCGCCGAGTACCAGGAACAGGGCGGCGATCACGCCGGTAGCCACGGCTGCGGCCCTGATCAGCGCCGGATGCCGATCGGCGAAGGCCTTCAACGCGGTGGCTCCCCGCGCGAAGTAGTCCGCCCCGGATGCGATTACCGGTAGGAGCTGGGTGCCGACCGTGATCGACAAATCCTTCGCCTGGATCTTCAGCCGCTTAACCTTCTCAGCGCTGTCGTTCATGCGTTCGGCGAAATCGGTGTTCACCGTACCATCGGCTGCGAGCGCATCGCTGCGGATCGCCTGATACTCCTTGAAAGCCGACATGAGGGGGCGCAGCGCCTGCTGCACCTGCATGTCACCAAAGAGGGCTGAAAGCTTGGCCTGGTCGCCTCCGGTCGCCTGTTGAGTCAGCCGCACGATCTCCTCGATCGGGCTACGGCTTTCCTGCGCGGCCTTCTTCATCGCCGCCGGCACATCGATCCCGAACTTCTGGAAGTTTTTGATCGTGTCGCCGGAGTTGATCTTGGAGAGCAGGTTCTGGAGGTTGTTCGCGGCCGACGCAGAATCGCCGGCGCCCTTGCGGGTGATTTGAAGGGCAGCGGCCAGATCGGCGACGGCAGGCACGCCCTTGCCGCCGAGGCTTTGCATGCTGGCGGTCAATTCGGGGAAGTACTGCGCCATGTCCTTCACTTCGAAGGCACCGCTCTTACCCGCCTGCGCCATCACATCGAGGGCCTTGCCGGTTTCCTGGATGGACACCTTCAAGTTGTCGTGCGCGGCGAAGGTCGCCTTGCCGAGATCGTCGATCTCGGCCTTGTACGCAGTAGCTGCGCGGCCGATCGGCTTCATCATGTCGACAGCCTGGCGCGCGCCCAGGCCGAAGCCGGTCAGCGTGTCGACGCCTTTTTGCAGATCCGCCGGCATCTGGTTGACCTTGAGCGCGGTCCTACGCAGATCCAGGCCCATGGCCGCGCCAGCAGACCGCGCCTGGTTCACCTTCTGGTTGATGTCGGTCATCGCCGACTCGAATTCCATGGCGTCCTGGGCGGCGCCCTCGAGCGGACGTGCCACGACCATGCCGGTCCCGATCGCAGCGGCACCTCCGGCGGCAAGTCCAGTAGCTGTGCCCTGGATGCGCGAGAAGCGATCCCGTGCTGCGGAGATGCGGGTGGAGCGATCCCCCACTTGGGCCAGTCGCCGTTCCTGATCGTGCAAGCTGCCGTTCGTGCGCTCGATCTCACTGCGCAGGCGGCGCTCCTCGGAGGCGAGTTCGCGCGTCGAAATGCCAGCGGCACCCAACTTGCCGCGCAACTCCTGAAGCCGGGCGAGGTGCTTTTGATGTTCGGCGGTGAGCCGTTCGGACTCGCGGCGCGCGCGGTCGAACTCGGCGCGCATCTTCTTGCTTGGGTTTTCCGTCTTGGCGAGTTCGCGGCCGAGCTGCTCGGCGCGCGCCTTCGCCTTCTCCATGCCCTGCTCGGCATCGCGCAGGCCGCTCTTGAGCTGGCGGAACTCACCGAGCGACTGTTGCGCCCTCTCCAAATCCTTGAGCCGGTCCCGCGTGACTTTGAGTGTCTGCGCCAGGCGGGTGGATCCCATAGCCGCCTCCCGCATCGGCTTGGTCAGCCGGTCGGCGCCTTCGAGCAGCACGCGGATGCGCAAGTTGCGGTCGGACATGGCGGCTCCGGAAACTTAGCGGTTGTCTGGGGAGCGGTGGCGAGCCTCGGCCCTGGCGCGCCAGCCCATGAGTTCGGCGACGGACATGCAGTCCATGGCGGCGGGCGGCCAGTGGAACACGGTCGCCAAGTCCGCCATGGCTTCTTCTACTCGCTCGGGGAGAGCGCCGCCTTCGCCTCCTTCGGCAGCAAAAAATCCATCACCTCACTGCCGAGCTGCGTCAGGTCCGACGGATCGAGGGAGGCGACGTCCTGCTTGCTGAGAGTGGGCACAGTGATGCGGGGCAGCAGAGTTTCGAGGGCTGCATATTCGAGTTTCAGCAGATCGGAGAGCGAGAGGCCGCGCAGCTCGCCCGATTTTGGCTTGCGGACGCGGACTTGCTCGATCGTCTCCTCGCCGCGCACCAGAGGCGTATCGAGCGTAACGAGGGCGAGAGCTGCTGCGAGGGACGAAGTAGAAGCGAGCGCGGCGGACATGGTCGTGATCTCCGGTCAGTTGGTTGACGATCGGGGGCGGTCGGGTGGTCAAACCGGCGCCCGGGGTTGTCAGCGGTTGTCAAAAAAGGCCGAGAGCGGCGCGGCGCAGGGCCAGGCGGTCGACACCATTGACGATCTCGATCATGTTGAGCGGGTCGATCTCGATTTCGGTTCGGCCGTTCCAGACTAGCTTGTAGTACGCGAGCGCCATCTTGAAGTTGAACTCGGAGGGGGAGCCCGTCTCCTGGTCGCCCATCTCGATCTCGGAGTGCCGACCACGCACGATCACTTCGACATGCTCGGGCAGGGCGAAGTCATCGGCCTGGTAGTTGCCGGCGAACCGAACGTAGACGCCGTCGATCGTGGGTTCGCCCCATTGACGGATCACATCCCGCATCGGTCCGCCGCAAGTGACCGAAAGCTCCATGGCTTCCATGCCCATATCCATCTGCACCTCGCCGCTCATGCCGGCGCCGCGATAGCCCTCCATCTTGCGTGAGAGGGTCGGCAGGGTGACCTTCTTGGCATCGCCGAGGTAGGCGAAGCCTTCGTTGAACAGCATCATGTCCTTGAGGGTGCGGGGCATTCCCATGGCGGGCTCCTAGGATCGAGAGAAAGGGTGGGCGGCCAGCGCCGGTCGGTTGCGTCAGACCGTTTCGGTTAGCTGGCTCGCGAAGTCCGCGAAGTAGACGTCCGTGATGCGCTGGTTGAAGCCGAGGTCTTCGAGCGGCGGCGGCACGGTGTAATCGTAGTCGATGCGCAGCTTGCCGGCCTTAAGGCTGGCGGTGCTGTTGTTCGCTTCGTCGAACCAGCAGTTGGCGCCCAGGACCACGCCGCCCTTCTTCAGCTGGCGGAACAGGCCGTTGATCGTCTCGATGATGTCCTTGGCGAGGCCGGGCGTCAGCGGCTTGTCGATCGCCCAAAGCATGCCCCGCGCGACGGTGTCGGCAATCAGCTGGCCCACACGCACGGTGCTTTCGAAGGCGAACTCGCTCTCCGCCTCGGCGCAAGTGCGGTTGCCCCAGAAGCGGAAGCCGCTGTCGGTGCGGACCAGAGCCGTGATCTCGTGCGCGTTGAGCACGGCGGCTTCGCTCGACTGATCCTCGAGATCCCAGTGGATGTCCTTGGTGAGACCAACGACGCCGGCGACCGGGATGTTGGACAGCGTCTTGTGCGGGCCGGTCTGCGTGTCGATCAGGGCGCGCAGGCCCATGGCGTGCGCCGCGGCGTAGCTGGTGACATTCGCCTTGGCCGCGGTGTCGAAGGCGACGTAGTCGGGCATGAGCAGCATCAGCTCGCGCTGCGCGAAGTTGGCGCGGTAGGCTTGCGCCGCTGCGACGGTGTCGCCGATCGCGCGAGCGTAGGCGAAGGCGCGCAGCTTCGCCGAAACGACGGCGAGCGCAGTGGTGACCGCCTGCGTTTCGAGACCGGGCGTGCCGAGGATCTTCGGCTTGACGCCGAGCTGCGCCTGGGCGGCAAGCAGGGCCTGCATGCCGGTCTTCATGCCGTCCGCGCCCGTCGTGCCGATGACGTTGGCGGCAAGCTCGGCCGCATCGTCGCCTTCGTCGACGCGCACCACGACGATGATCGGCCGTGTCTTGTCGGCGATGGCGCGCAGCGAGCGGGCGAGCGTGCCCTCGACGCCGGCCTTGCCGATCGCGGCTTCCACATCGGTCACCAGAGCGGGGCGATCGAGCGGGAACGTGGCGGCATCGGCATCGGCGGCGGTGGCGACCAGGCCGATGATGGCCGTGGAAACGGCCGTCAGGGTGCGCGCGCCCTCGGTGATCTCGGTGATGGTGATTCCGTGCTTGAAGGCCATGGGCGGCTCCTGAGGTCAGAGAGGCAGAGGAAGGGCGAGGTGCGCGCGGGCGTTCACCGGCGCGACGTCGGTGCGGATCGCATCGATCACGAGCATGGTGGAGCCGGGCCGATCGCCGGCGGCGATGCCGACGCGGCGCAGGCGGATTCGGTCTTCCCAACGCGAGAGGGCGAGGGCAGTGGCGGCGTAGACCCGCAGGATGTTGGCGCGCGTCATGGGCTGGTCGATCAGCTCCGGGACGAACGAACCGTACTCGCGCCGGCCGACGCGGGTGCCGATCATGGTGCCGAGGATGTCGCGCGCCGATTGCGTGATGTGCTCCAGGCCGTCGAGCGCGGTGCCGCTGGTGCGGGACATGCCGGGCATCAGACGGGCTTCCCGGTTTGCGCGGTGCCAGCTTGGACGCCGGTGTGCTTGTGATCCTTGAGGCTGATGCCGCCAGCGAGCACGTCATTGGACGCGGTGAACTTGCCGGTCAGTTCGATATCGCCGTTCCACTTGGTGCCGGCCGGTGCGTTGACCGTTATGGTGCCGCCGGCCGGCAGGCTCAGCTTGAGCGCGTGCGTCCCGTGGCTGTAGGCGATGATCGCACCATCGGGGAACTCGATGTGCACGGCATCGGGATCGGTCGAGGGCGGCGGGTTGGCGTCGGACCAGATGCCGGGCAGGACCAGGCCGTTGGCAAGGTCGCCTTCGGGACATGCGACCAGGCACTGCTCGCCGACGCTCGGCGGCGACCAGATCCGAACATCGCCGGCGCGCGGCGCGAGCCAGTGCAGATCGCCGGTGACCAGATCGCCGATCTCGACGGTGCAAGTGCCCTCGGCGTGGTCGACCGATACGATCGTGCCCAGCTGGAGCACTTCGCCGGTGATCTGTTCGGGGTCGGTCTTCGCCATGCGGCGACCATGACGCGAGAGGCGCCAGCATGCGCGGCCCCGCATTTGGACGGGCGGCTAGCCAAATGTCCGTTGATCGCAAGAATACGCAGCATGCGTGTGCGCGCCGTGTTGCAGATGCAGGGATTGAAGATAATATGGCCTTCGAGCCCAGGAATCCTGAGTATGCCTGATCTGACGCATGATCTGCATTTCTTCATGCGACAGATCGCGAACGATATCGCTGTCGACTACGAGCGCATCCACCAGAGATCCAAGGAGGATCATGGTACCGCCGGGGCTCAAGGCGAAAAGGAGTGGGCAGAGCTCCTGGCCAATTGGCTGCCGTCGACTTATCATGTCGTACTTGGTGGGCGTATAATCAGCGCCGATGGCGAGATGTCCCCGCAAGTAGATATCGCGGTGCTTAAACCATCTTACCCACGCGCGCTGCTGAGGGAGAAAATTTGGTTAGCCTGTGGCATTGCCGCAGTTTTCGAATGCAAGAACACTCTCAAAGTTGAGCATGTGATCGATAACATCGAACGCTGCAAAAAGATCAAGGCGATGTTTCCTCGAGAAGTCAGCGACGACGCCGAACAGGAGCTTAGGTCACCGATAATCTGCGGCCTCTTGGCTCATTCTCACTCGTGGAAGGGCGTGAACTCCAAACCTCTAGAGATCGTCGGAAACGCGCTACTGAAGGGCGCCTACGAAGCTAGTCACCCTTCTGAGTTGATCGATGTCGTCTGCGTCGCTGATCTTGCGACTTGGAACAATTGGCATTTTAGCGGTCATCCGCCCCCGTTCGGAGATCAGGGTAAGGCGATCAGACTATTCTATGGTGGCGATTGGGGTGTTGATACGTGGATCAATTGCGCTGCCGTGCATCAAGAGCCTCAATCTACTCACTTTCAGCCGGTGGGAGCTGCCTTGGCCCACATAACGGAAAGATTGTCTCACAGAGACAGTAGTGTAGCCGACTTGGCTGAATACTTTCGAAAGGCTAATCTCTTTGGATCAGGAAGGGCTGGAGTTCGTTACTGGCCACAAAGTGTTCATTCTGTGGCTACCCGAGATTCGATGAATCGCGCTTTTGGTCGTGCGTACCCAGGTCGGACCAGCAAGCCCTCAACTTAGGTTATCGTTAGATTGCTGATGATAGTTGCTGATCAGCACCTCGCGCGCCGGCCTCGCCGCGTTCCCAACTGTGTACGTGGTGGTGATCGGCGCGACGATAAAGCCAGCAAAGGTCTGTCGCACCCCCTCGTTGTCGTTCAACGACATCAGGAACTTACCCTTGATGCCCGCGAGCTGCTCGGCGAGCTGGGCGAAGTCCGTGCGGCTGAAGACGCCGGGGCCATAGTCGGCCTCGCATGCCCAGTAGGGCGGATCGAGGTAGAGCAGCGCGCCTTCGCGATCGTAGCGGCGGATGAAGTCGGCGTAGGGCAGGCGCTCGATTACGACCGCCTGAAGGCGGTCGTGGATCTCCGCGAGCATCGGCTCCAGCTTGCCCACGTCGAAACGCGCCGGTGCGGATGCGTCCACGCCGAAGTTGCGGCCGGAGACCTTGCCGCCGAATGCCAGGCGTTGGACGTAGAGGAAGCGCACGGCGCGCTGCAGGTCGGTGAGGCGATCGGGATCGAGGGCCAGCAGTCGTTCGAACTCGGCCCGGCTTGCGACGCGGAAGCGCAGCATGTCGACCAAGTACGGGTAGTGCTCGGCCAGACAGCGGAAGAGCGTGACGACGTCGCCTGAGATGTCGTTGATCGCCTCGGCGCGAGGACGACGGCTGCGGCGGAGGAAGATGCCGCCCATGCCCACGAAGGGCTCGGCGTAGCTGCTGTGCGGCGTGGCATCGATGATTGCGCAGATGCGCTTGGCGAGATTACGCTTGCCGCCGATGTAGCCGGCGGCGGGAGAGACCGGGCGCACATGAGCGAGATCGGCCGGAACAAAGGCGGTAGACATGTAGGATTTCCTGCAAGAAATGACCCGACGCGGCACGCCGTGAAGGGGAACTCATAAGGGCAGGCGCGCTGCCCTGAGGGTGCGAGTGCAGGCTCGCGGCTTTTGGATGTGGGGACATCCGAAGTCCCCCTTCTTACGGGGGGTAAGCGACGGTGAATAGGCTCGGTGCCATCAGGTTTCGCTCTCCGCCAATGAGGGGCGTTCCGGAAGGAGGGACTTCAAGGCCTTGTCTCCAGGACGGCAAGCCGAGCGGCTAGCCGCGCCAGCTCGCGCCGTTGCCATGCCGCCTCCATCGCGAAGCACTCCTCGAGCCGAACGCCCCACTGATCGCCGCCTTCGATCAGCACGCGGGTCTCGCCAGTATCGACCATCTCCGAGCAGGCCTCGCGAAGAACCAATCCCTCGTCATCAAGGACGGTCGGCCGCAGGACGGTATCGAAGACCGTTTCGCGTTGTTCATCCCAGTCTTCGTGGCAGACGATGCCGATCTGCGTCGCATCAAGGTCGTGAGCGGCGAACGCGTCGACGATCTGCTGCGCGATGGCCCCGGCATGCCAGCGTGCAGCGGCGCCCTTGCGCAGGACAGCGCTGGTCAACTTGTAGCGGACCCACTGCACTTCGCCCCAGGCGTCCAGCCATGCTTCGGGCACTACTTCCACCTGCTCCTTCTCGCGGTGGTCGGCGACGGTGATCGCCGCCGTCTGCTCGTAAGTCGGGATCATTGCGGCGTCCTCACAGCACGTGGCATTGGATGCGGTAGTGTTTGCCGGCCACGGGCGTCCCCAGCATGTTCATGAAGAGCTGGGTTGTGCTCGCTGTCGCCTTGACGAACACGCCGGTGTTGTCGGTGAGGTTGTAGCCGGTCGCGATGGCGAAGGGTGTCGAGGGCCAGGCGCCATCCTTGAAGGTGAAGGTCAGGCCCGGGTTGATCATCAGGCCAGTGCTGCCGGCCGTGATCTCGATCTCGAAGCGGTTGTCCTTGCCCGCATTGACGATGGCCACCGAGGCATCGGGTCCCCATCCGAACCCGAGAGCGAAATCGGCCGCCGCGTGCGTCGTGCCCAAGCTTGGCGAGAGCCGATAGAGGGCGGTGTACGGCTTGCCCGAGGAATTGAGCAGGTTCTGCTCGTAGCGCGTCCAGATGCCGGTAGCCTCGTTCAGCACCCGCCAGTCTTGGGTGCCGCCGTTGGCGAAGCGGCCCCAGGCGCGCGCCGTTCCGGGGCCATCGGTCTCGATCAGGATGTGACCTGGTGTTGGGCCGCTGGTCTGGCGGGTCGGATAGCCCAGCCCCTGCGCAAGAACCCGGTCCAGCAGGCCGAACGCTTCGTGCGCGTCGGCGTACTGGGTGCAGCGCACCTCGCTGCGGTTGCTCATGCTGAAGTAGGCAAGGCCACGCGGTATGTGCTTACCGAGACTTGCGCTCTCGAACAGGTACGGCTCTGGTCCCGTATCGGTCGCGCGCACGCGAATGGCGGGTTGGATCACGATCAAGCTGGGTGAGGTGGCGCCTACGGTGGTGGGAACGCCGTTAATGTCCAGCTTCTCGTGTACGATGAGGCTGCCGGGCTTTTCGAAGGCTTCGCTCGGCGCCGATGGGTTCGTTGGATCGTAGGGATCGGGCTGCGCCGAGATCGAGCTCGGCGCGATCACGGTGATGCTTGCGCCCTCGGCTTCGTTCCTGATGCGGATCGGAACGTGCTGCTTGCCAGCGGTTGGGAAGTCGTAGTTGTAGTGCTTCTCGAACTTGGGCGTGACCAGCACCAGGGAGCTGTCGGCGCCCAGCTCGTCGATCAGGATGGCTTCCTCGCCGCATCCATCGGCCGAGAAGCAGTCGATCTTGGTGCCGTCCGCTCGCTTGCGCCAGATGAGGCCACTCTTCGTGCAGCAGATCGCTTCGAGCCGCTCAAGGCTCGCCGGCAGAGCGCCGCGTGAGAAGTCGAAGCCGTTGCCTTTGATGCCCCGCACGGTGATCCCGGCTAGATGGGTGTTGTTCTGCAACGCGACCGGGATCTTGGCCGCGCCCTCGCCGGGGGTGTAGAAAGCGATGGCGGTACAGTCGGGGCGGGCCAGTCGGCCGGACGAATTGTCGCCGTAGATGCCGAATTCCTTGAGCGTGCCGTTCCAGAAGCCCTGGCCGTTCGCGACATCCACATGAGCGGCAAAGCGCATCATGTCACCGCAGTTGGTCGTCTGGAGCAGACGAGTGACGCGGCGCGCCTTGGTTTGAAACCGGCCGTAGCCCTGCATGGTCACGCCCGGCTGCATGACCAGGTAGCGGCTGATCGCGAACTCACCGTCCGGGACGACGTACTTCTTGCCCTGCCAAATGCCGGTATCGGCATCGAGCTTGAAGCACTCATAATTCGAGTGCTGGAGAGCGGCCCAGTCACGTTCCTCGTACTGCCAGGCTGGATCGACGATCGTGCCGCTGGCGCCATCGTCGGATTCGAACAGATCCGCGAGCCAGGGATAGGCGAGCTTGGCCTGCGCAAAGGACGAGAACCGCTCCTTGAGCGGGTTGTAGATCAGAGTGCTGGCCAAGCTGGTGGCGTGCGGAAAGAACGGGAGCGCATCGTCGATATGATCGAAGAACTCGCCGACCGCGTTCACCTTGCCGCGACCCACCGCGCCCCAGTCGCGTGCCGACATGTGATCGCCCGCAAAGTCTTCGACGGTGCGGACGTGGGGCGCACCGCCCTTGCTGATACCGACGTTGCGAGCGCCGGTCTCGGCGCGCAGCATGCCGCGGCTGAGCTGTGCGGCGGCATCGCCAAGGTCGCGGTAGAAGGGAGGCGTCTCGGTCCGCAGGTACAAGCGCACCTCGCCGGAGACATCGCGATCGTCGTCGGCCTGCGAGGTGGCGCCCTGCGGCGCAACCGCGCGGAACACCTGGCCTTCTTCGGTCGCGTCGGCACCAAGTGCGGGCGAGGCCCATTCCTTCGACAAGTTGTCGGCCACGAGCCCGCCAATCTCGGCCGGCATCGCGGCGATCGCCTCGTTGACGCTCCGATCGCCGACCATGATCGTGTCGGCCGCGCCGGGCGCGCTGAGCAGGTCGAGCACCGCCAGCTGGCGCATGACGCCGTCCTGCACGATCGGCACGCTCTCGGCGCCGGTGATCGCATCGTTGGTGGGAAGTTGGGTGATCTTGGCCATCAGGTGGCACTCCGGCGCTTGCGCCGCGCGGACTTCAACGCGGCAAGCTCTTCCCCTTGCGCTCGCACCATCCGCACTAGCTCCTGAAAGGCGGCATGAAGGTCGGGTACGACCTTGCCGGGATCGACATTCTGGTACTCGGGTACGGTGTCGATGCGAGTGACCGGATCCACTGCCGGCTCGATGATCTCGCCCGTTGCATCGACCAGCGCGCGCTTGCCAGCCAAGATCATGGTCTCGACCTGACGCACCGCGTCCTTCTTGCCGGTGACGGCGTGGGGAATGTGCGCGGCAAGATCATGCGCGATGTATGCGGTGGAGCGCCGCTCGGTGCCTGACCAGCGCACGTCCCACAGCTCGATCGCCATCATGCGATCGATCGCGCCGGTCACCGGCTGCAAGTCTTCCTTCAGTCGATGGTCTGAGTTCGAACCGTACGTGGTGCCGAAGTCATCGACGGTGATGCCGCCCTTGTTCTGAACCACGCCGAGGACCTGGCGCAGAAACTCGATGGCCGTGTAGTTGACGGTGTCCATCGTGGAGACCGCCACACCGCCCGCCTGGCCGGTCCAGACGCGGAGGTTGCCGTTGCCCGCGATCGTCGATTGGTTCGGAAACTGCCGCGTCCCCTTGAGGTGGAACTCGCCGCTCTCGCCGAACAGGCCCCGCTCCCACCCGTTGGAGTGGAAGGCAAGCGTGCCCCGGTCATTGTAGATCAGGCTGACAGGGTAGCCGGGGAATTGCGATTCGATGCGAAGGTCAGCGCCTCCGAGGATGGTGAAGTCGCCGCCGACGCCGATCGGGCCGTTGAATACGTTGCCGACCCAAGGGGTACCTCCGGCACGAAGTCCGCCGACGCCGCGCCAGTCGAAGCACCCAGCAGCATCCACCACCGCGAAGCCCCATTCGGCCAGATCGTCGCTGGTGAATTGGAAGTAGGCTTTGCCGCTGACCGAGTTGCCGCGGACGCGCAGGCCACCGGTCGAGCCGATGTTCGGCGTCTGAACGTCGACGGCTCCCAGGACGAGGTCCCGCTCGAAGAGCCACGTGGTGGCCGCCGCCTTGCCGCTGGCCGGTGTAACCGCGCGCTGTTCGTCCTCGCCTGCATCGGTTTCGGCCTGCGTCGCGATCTCGATCAGCCCGCGATTCTCGGTGGTGGCCGGCGGGCTCATGAAGACGAGGTCGCCGAAGGTGATGTTGGCGGCGATGTCCGCGTTGAAGGAGACGTCGAGCGCGACAAGCGTGTAGGCGAGGCTGGCCTTGGCTAGCACCGGCTCGTCGGCGCCGAGCGCGGCAAACAGCGTGCCGTCGTCGAGATAGAGCGCGAGCCCCGTCGCGGTCCAGATATCGGCCGAGTTGTCGAACGCCTCGAGGTGCACGAGGTTTGGCCCGGCGGCAGCGCCGGCAACCGAGGTCAGCCGCTTGAACTCGCCGGGCAGCGCGTTCAGCGTCGGCGCGAAATCAAAGGCGGTGGCGGTGAGGCCGAGTTCGGCGATGACGGCTGCGGCCGAGCCGGCCGGGCCGGTGACCGCAGCAAGGCCGGCGTCGGTGAGCTGAAGTAGGGCGGCCATCAGGAGGTCTCCAGCAAGTCGCTGCCGTCCGGACCGAACACGGGCTCGCCGTCCTCGGTCTGCAGCACGATCGACCAGTCGCGGCTCGTGTCATGATTGGCAGTCGCATCGGCGCGAAAGACGCTGAGCCCGCTGGCGGCGGCAGTGATGAACAGCCCGGCTTGCGCATCGAAGGTCTGCACGAAATCGAAGTGGCTGCGCAGCGGCTTGGCGGCAGCGACATCGGCGATGATGGCGTCGGCCTTTTGCGCGAGCAGTTCGAGCGGCACCTCAGCAGCGGAAGCCCGCACCTCGAAAGTGTGGGGCGCTCGAGGCGGGGTTGCCTCGTGCCACTCGACCAGTTTGAAGGCGGGATGGTGCCTGGCGAGCACCTCGGTGACCGAGCGGCGTGTGCCCTTGCGCCGATGATAGGGTATCGCACCGGCCACCGCCTCCCGCTTGCGCTGGAGATCCCAGGACGATTGCCAATGCGTGATGGCGAGGCCCCACGCGAGCCACGGAAGCTGTCCCTCCGGACAATTCCAGGGCGACCAGACATCCCTGACAGGCGCAGGCATGTCGAGGACGGCCGCGGCGACCTGCTCGAGCGCCTTCTCCATCGGCGTAGAGGCCGGGGGCAGAACAGTGGGATAGCTCATTCGCCCGTTCCGACAATCCGCGCAGTCACGCCGGTGCAGTAGGGAGCCTGAGCGCGGCTGATCGGGATGTCCTCAGGCGGCGAGTTGAGGACGATGTTCTGAGCGCCGTCAACGTGCGCGGCTGCGAAGAGCGCGGAGCGAGTGACGTCTCGGCCGAGGCGGTGGCTTTCCTCGACATACGCGTTGACTCGCGCGAGTGACGCGGCGCGCACCACGCCCGCGTCGGGACCGGTGAAGGTCCGCAGATCGTAGTCGACGGCGTAAGTGACGATATCAGCCGGCTGAACCGTGACATAGTCGGTGAGCGGGCGCCGCGACTCATCGTTCAGGTAGGCTGTGGCCTCATCAACGACAGCTTGAGAAGGTGCGCCGTTGCCGGTGCGAGAGAGGATGGTAACGACCACATGTCCGGGCGACGGGCTCTCGGCGCTGGCATCCAGCACATCCGAATGCGATGAGAGCGCGTGGAACACATAGGCGCCGATCGGGCCGGCAACCGAGTAGCCTTCAGGCGCGAGCACCATGCGGCGACGGAATTCGCTGTCTCTCTCCATCACGGCGGGCGTGCCGAGCTGCGGGTCCGCCGGCGTGATGACGAGGCGCATGATGCCGAAGAGCGCGGCGATGTTGTCCAGGTCGGCGCCGACCGCATGGGCGGGCATGACGGCGCGTGTCGCGTCATTCACGCGCTGGCGCAGGAGCTGGGCGAAATAGGCGAAGGTCTGCAGCAGCTTGGCGACGGGATCGCTATCGCGTTCCTCGTAGGTGATGCCCCGCTCGTCTAGCTCGGCTTTGAAGCGGGCGACCGCGTCGGCGTAGATTGTCTCGAAGTCGAGCGTCTCGACGATGTCGGGC